TACACTGGTTCTGATCAAGATTATAAAGAAATTGATGTTGACCAAACAGTTAAAGAGGGTGATACCTTAAGACTTCAAAAAGAAGATAAAATTGTTAGTCAAGATAGAAGAACTATCTACGCATTGATTGCTGCTGATACTGTTGAGACTGAAACTTATACAGGTGTCGGTATCAATACTGATAATGCATTCCTGAGACCAGTAGAATGGACCAAGCAAACTTCTGACCTCATTATTGATGGTCTTAGAATTTCTAAGGTAAGAAATTCCCTCGAACCACTGTATTATCCGACAACTAAAGTTATTGCTCCTGTTGGTCCTACAGACACCTCAATATATGCTGAAAATGTCTGGTCATTTGAAAATATTGATAATCTTGGACAAACACTTAATGATGTCACAATTGTAGGGGCGATAGGAGTTGGATTAACTATTCCAGTCGTTGAAAAACTCAAGAGTGTTAGTTATGATGGTGATTTTGGACATATTAGAGATATTACAACTGCAGCATCTGGAATCAACTCATTACCAACAGTTACATTTGACTTATTCCCATCTCCACAAATTTATGCTAAAACAGGAGCACCAGGCACGATTGAAAGGACTGGTATTGCTACAGGAGATTACTTCGTAGTTAGAAATACTCGTATTGGCACTGGTGTTACTTCAATCGATGGTGATGTTTCTACTATTGTTGCAAACGGAACATCTTTTGTTGATAACGTTTATCGTGCTGCTCAGGTTGTTGCTATTGGCGGAACAGATACAATTCGGGTATCTACAAATGTTCTTTCTATTGTAGGAGTGAATACTGCTCTACCTGATACCTTCAGTATTAAAACCTACGGATCGTTCAGTTGGGGTAAGATAAATATAGGAAGTAGAAATGGATCTCAGTTTGCATTCCAAAAAGATGATCCACTTTCTGGAATTAGTACTTCAGCACATATTTCAAGAACCACTGAATTAAAATCACAGTACTAAACACAGTATAAATAATCAAAAAATCGGACAGACATGCCTGCCATAATCACTGACCAATTTAGAATTTTGAATGCGGAGACATTTGCTAAGTCTGTGACTGGCATTGGCACGACTTCAAACTTTTATTATACCTTCTTGGCGCACCCCAATCCCACCAATGTTAGCATTGAGGAATATGGTGATGTTAATTGGGCGTCAAACACCCCAGACCCAAGAGACTCTTTTGAGCAGGAGAATAGATATCACGACTCGATGCTTTTCTTGAATAAGATTGGCATCAATGACTTTGCAAGAATTGTACCTAGAGTTAATTGGACTTCTGGTATAATCTATGACATGTATAGAAATGATTATGATATCACTAATGCAGCACCACAAACTAGTTCAAAGACACTATACGACTCTCGTTTTTATGTCGTAAACTCTGAATTTAAAGTTTACATCTGCATTAATAATGGCACAAGTCCAGATTTCCCAAAGGGTCAACCATCACAGAATGAACCAACTTTTGTTTCAACTGTTCCCCAAAAAGCAGGAAATGGAAGTGATGGATACCTCTGGAAGTATCTTTACACAATCTCTCCTGCAGATATTGTTAAATTTACAACAGAGAAATATATGCCACTCCCCTCAAACTGGGGAGACGGTAGTACTGCATCAGTAAAAAATGCTGCTGTTCGTGGAAGAGTTGAAACAGTAGTTATCAAGAACAGAGGATCAGGACATACGTCAGGAACATATTCTGTAGACATTCTAGGTGATGGAAGTGGCGGAAAGGTCTCTGTTGTTGTAGTTGATCAGCAAGTCTCTAGTGTTGAGGTTACAGCATCAGGAAAGGACTACACTAGAGGAGTAGTTAACTTTGATCCTGGTGATGGTGGAAGTGGTTCAGTAATTGAAGTTATGATTCCTCCCAAAGGTGGACATGGAGCAGATATCTACCGTGAGTTAGGTTCATATAGAGTAATGGTTTATTCTAAGTATGATTCCTCTTCTGATTTTATTTCTGAAAATTCATTCTCAAGAATTGGTATTGTAAGAAATCCAACGGAATATGGAAGTTCAACTGCTATTCTAAATACTAATACCGCAACTTCTCTTGGTGCATTGAAATTGAAACCCGGTGGTAGTGCCCCTGGCATTTCAACTTCCAGTGTTGAGTATCCACTAAATGGTGAGATTCGTCAATCAGTTGGCACTGCTGGATCAATTGCTGTTGGTTATGTTGCATCTTGGGATGGTGATACTGGGATATTGAGATACTATCAACCTGTTGGTTTATCTACTATATCCAATAATAACTTTAGAAACTTTGATTTTGAAGGTAATGCAAATCCAGTGAATTGTGTTGGTATGGCAGGAACTTCTTTAGTTCCTGATACTAGTTTTACAAATGTTTCTAGTGTGACGCTAAGTGGAAAGGTAATTGATCTAGGTCAAACTTTCGTTCTTGGAAAAGCAAATCCAGAAGTTGAAAAGTATTCAGGTGATATCATTTACATTGATAACAGAGCACCAATCAGTAGATCTGAATCCCAAAAAGAAGAAGTAAAAGTCGTAGTAGAGTTCTAAGAACATGACCCAGAACACCAATTTAAATGTTTCGCCTTATTTTGACGATTTTGATGAAGATAATAATTATAATAAGGTGCTGTTCAAACCTGGATTCCCAGTTCAATCCAGGGAATTAACTACGTTACAGTCTATCCTGCAAGGACAGATTGAAAAGTTCGGACAACACTTCTTTAAGGAAGGGTCAATGATTGTTCCTGGTGGAATAATCTACGATTCAAATTATTTTGCAGTTAAGATCGATCCTACTTTCTTAGACGTTCCTGTTTCTGCATATACTTCATATCTTAAAGATAATAAAATTGAGATACAAGGCGAAACTTCTGGTGTTAAGGCAACTGTGGTCAATTGTATCACAAGTGCGGAATCGATTGATTCTGTTGATACTCTTTATGTCAAATACACTTCTTCTGGATTAGATGGTGTAACACCAACATTTGCAGATGGTGAAACTCTAATTACATTAGAAGATATTGACTATTCTTCTACTACTATTCCAGCAAATAATCCATTTGCAAGAGCTGCTGTTTCTGAAGCAACTCCTACTGGTTCTGCCGCATCAATCAGTGAGGGAGTATTTTTTGTTAGAGGTTATTTTGTAAAAGTACCTGCAGGTACTGTAATCCTGGATCAGTATACAAATTCACCTAGTTATAAAGTTGGTCTCCAGATTTCAGAAGATATTGTAACTGCTTCTTCTGCAAATCCTGATTTGTTTGATAATGCTAAGGGATTTTCAAATGAATCTGCACCAGGTGCGGACAGACTTAAAATGTCTGCAGTTCTTATTAAGAAGTCACTCAAAGACAACAACGATGCTAACTTCGTAGAACTGTTGCGTGTAGAAGAAGGACTTGTTCAAAAGTTAGTCAATAAGACCGATTATAATATCTTCAAGGAAGAACTCGCAAGAAGAACATATGACGAATCTGGTAATTATTACGTCAAGAGATTTGCTGTCGATGTTAGAGAAACTTTAAATGATAGACTTGGCAATAAGGGCATTTATGCTCCAGGTCAATTAACACAGAGGGGTAATACTCCTTCTGATGATCTTTTCACCCTTCAGATATCCTCAGGTAAGGCATATGTAAAAGGATATGAAGTTGAAAAGATTGGATCAACTTCACTTGATAATGTAAAACCAAGAACTACGCAGAAGAAAGAAAACCTCAGTGTTCCGGTTACAATTGGAAACAATATTCAAGTAGAAAATCTTTATGGTTCACCAACTGTTGGGTTTAATAATACATATACGGTACAATTAAGAGATCGTAGACTTAATGCTGCAGGATTATTAGATAGTGCATCAAGCGTTATTGGTAATGCCAGAATTTATGATTTCAGTAAGAAAAATATAGCTGGAATTGGAACAGAGAGATTTGATCTAAAACTCTACGATATTCAGACATTTACTACTCTGACACTTGGACTTGGTGTTACTGCTGCTAATTCAGCATTCGTTAAAGGTGTATTCAGTGGAGCAACTGGTCACCTTAAGGATGCAGTTTCAAATGCAACGACTCTCAATCTGTTAGATGTAGCGGGTCAGTTCCAACTCAACGAACCAATTGAAATCAATGGACTTGTTGTAGGTAGAAATATTACAGCAATTAGAGATAATGATATCCGTGATGTTAAGTCAATTGGTAGAAGTGTTGGTGTTAGTACTTTTTGTTGCAACGTTGCAATGCAACAAACTGAAAACCTTATCCAACCCGGTTCAGCATTCAAGATTGCAGCAGATGGAGGTTCAGGTAGTTCTGTAACATCACCATCTGTTGGGGACTTTAGAAATATTCCTGTAAGAGTTAATGATATTGTTTCGTTTACCATTCCAGGTCAAACCCTGCCCACATTCAACAGAGTAAGTGCAGTTGCTGCTGGTTCTCTTACTTTGGTTGCTGTTAGTGATGTAGTTGGAGTATGTACCGGTGGTACAGTAAAATCAGCTAATGGTGGTACTCTCAATAATGTTCAGAACTTAAATGTTGCTTCTGGTATTTTAGAAAAAGGAAACCGTCCAGGAAAAACGATTCAACTCCCTAACAGTACTGTTTCCTCCATCAATCTTCTTGATAGTAGTTACATTATAAGAAAGCAAGCAACAGTTAATATTGGTGCAAGTCGGCAACTTAGTTTTGCTATAACTGACTTTGGTGATGATAATCTGTTCCTAGAACCGTATAATCAATTTAATTATACCTTAACTTATGCAAATGGACATAAAGAAATTATTCTTGATTCCCAAGTCACAATTTCTGGTGACCTTAAAACAATTTTAATTAAGGGACTTAGCCGAATAGGAACTAGTGCAAAACTTACTCTTACTTGTAAGAGAAGCACAATATCATCCAAGGTAAAGACCGTCTCAAGATGTAGTAATTTAGTTGTAGCAAGGTCTAGAAATGCCGGTTCTGGTATTGGATCCACAACATTCGATGATGGATTGGATTATGGAGACGGAAGTTTCCCATATGGAACGAGAGTCCAAGATGAAAATATTTCACTAAATGTACCAGACGTTATTAGAGTTCTTGGTGTATTCGAGTCTAACGATACTAATGCTCCAACTCTCCCATCAATTATTGCATCGAACCAAAGCGATACATTCTCAAATAATGTAGTAGTTGGTGAACAGATTGTTGGTGGAGATACAGGAGCAGTTGCTCGTGTTGTTGATGTTGTGAGTGGTAATCAAATCAACTTTGTATATGAGAATGATAAGATATTCCAGATATTAGAAACAGTTTCATTCCAAAGTTCTGGAATTACCGCAAATATCAGCACTCTAATCATCGGTGATAGAAATGTCAGTAATGATTACACTCTAGACGCTGGTCAAAGACCAGAGTTCTGTGATATTGCAAGAATCAATAGATTAGCAGGTGTCAGTGAAGCAACTAGACAACTGAGAATTGTCTTTGACCAACTCAACACAGAGGAGAGTTCAGGTACAGTAGAATCTGTCAACAGTTACAATACTCTCGATTATTCAAAAGAGGTCCCATTAACACCAACAGGAAGGGCATCAGATTTTATTGATCTAAGACCAAAAGTCAATACATATTCTCCTAGTTCATCTGATTCACCATTTGCATTTGAATCAAGGTCATTCTCAAATTCAAATTGCGAAAGTGCTGTAAGCGATAAAACTCTTATTGTTGACTATTCTCATTATCTTGGAAGAATTGATAGAATATATTTGACTAAGGATGGAGAATTCTTAATTAAGAGTGGAGAACCTTCAGAGTTTCCAAAGTTACCAGTTGCTAATAGTGAAGGATTTGAAGTCGGCATTCTAAGAATGGAGCCATACATGTATGATGCGACATTCGATAGTCAACTGAAACTTATTTCTCATAAGAGATTCACCATGAAAGATATTGGTGGTATTGAGAATAGAGTTCAGAATCTTGAGAATTACACTACACTTTCTTTACTTGAAACTGATACTAAGAATCTTTCAATCAAGGATCCTAACACTGGACTGGATAAATTTAAGTCTGGTTTCTTTGTAGATAACTTCAGAAATCACAATGGTGCTAATCTGAGGGGTGAAGCAAGATTTGATATTGACTTAAAGCGTGGTGAAATGCGTCCACGTTCTACTGAGAGAAATGTCACTCTGCAGTTTGAAACAGTATCAACCGAAGCAAATCGTACAGATGCTGATTATGCCTGGGCAAATGATTTTTCTGACGTTAATGTAACTAGAAAAGGTCCTGGTCTGACTCTTAACTTTGAAGAAGTTGAATTCATTGATCAACCACTTGCAACTAGAACTGAAAACCTAAATCCATATCATATTGCACTGTATGCCGGATCAATTGATTTGTCTCCTGCTACAGACTATTGGATTGAAGAAATTGTTCTTGCCACTCCTGATATTGTTCAGGTTGATTCTGTATTCAATGGTATGGCAGAACTGCTTGGTACTGAGGACCGTGAGAATGGTGGAATGGCAGCAAGTTGGTGGAATTCTTCTGAATTCACCTGGAATGGTGATGATAGAGTATTTGATAGTGAATTAGTTAACAGCACAGTAACTGGTAGTTCAAGTGGATCAAGTACATCAGTAAGTAGAGGCGTGCAGAGAAATGAAGGAAGGCGTCCTCAACGAACTACAACCACTACCACCAGCAGTTGGTCAAGTACCACATTCAGAGATGATTTTGTAGATACTGCATTTGAAACTGGTACTGAGAGTGTATTTGGTCTTGAACTCTCTTCTGGAAATGAAGAGATTAGTCTTGGAGATAGAGTTATTGGTGTGGAAACTATCCACAACTGTCGTTCCAGAAATATCCATGTAACTGGCAAGAAACTAAAACCAAATACAAAGTATTATGTCTTCATGGAAAGTGTTGACATGAATGAATTTGCATTCCCCAAGCAACTGCCAGTTACAATGATCAGAGGTGCATTTAAACCTGGTCAAATTGTCGAAAGCATTGGTTTAACTGTAGTCGGAGCACCAAAGATTAGTTTCCGTGCAGCACAACATAACCATGAGATTGGTCCATTTAACGCTCCAACAACTGTAGTTGATGGACTTAGTTCTTCCTATTCTGGAACTTCAGACTTTATCAATGTTGACCTTGCAGATCTTTCCAATCAAACAACACCAGGACACCTTGGATACGTTAAGAAGGGGATGGTTCTTGTTAATAGAAATGGAACTGCAGAAGCAAAGGTAGGTGAGATACAGTTGATGACTGACAGTAAGGGTGAGATACAATTCTCACTTCATATTCCTGACCCAGTTGTTGCTGCTAATCCTAAGTTTACTACTGGTTCGAGCACAATTAGATTAACTTCATCTCCTATCAATTCACCGGTATTGGATCCAGGTGGCAGTTCTGCTGAAACTGATTACCTGTCTTCTGGATACGCTACAAGTTACGAAGAGCAAGTTCTTTCGATCAAGACACCAGAAGTTGACAGAAGACTGGTTGAGACTCTAGACGCAGTAAGACTGACGCAAAATGAAAGATCTGCAAATAGAACAGTCACGTCATCCTCCTCAAGTTCCAATACTGTTGTTGGTGAATACTTTGACCCATTAGCACAATCCTTCTTAATTACTGCCGAAAATTCCAATGGAACAAATTCCGATGGTGTATACGTAACTGGTGGTGAGGTATACTTCAAGACTAAGGATCCTTCAATTCCAGTTACGGTTCAGATTAGAACCATGAGAGACGGCACTCCAACAACAATGGTTGTACCATTCGGTCAAGTTAACATTCAATCAAACGATGTTAATATATCTGATGATGGTAGTGTAGCAACAGAATTCAAATTCAATACTCCTGTTTATCTACAAACTGGATTTGAATATGCTCTGGTGCTCGTTTCACCTACAGAGAAGTATCTGGCATTCATCACTAGAATGGGTGAAGAAGATCTACTACTCAAGGCAGTTTATAATAAGCAACCATACCTTGGATCGCTGTTCAAGTCACAGAACCAGTCAACCTGGACTCCAAGTCAGTTAGAAGACCTTAAGTTCAAACTTAATAAAGCAAAGTTTGTAACCAATACTCCAGTTTCAGTATCATTCTATAATAGTGAACTCCCTAGAGTTGCTGTTAGAAAGAATAATCCAGTTACTGCATACTCTAAGAGACAGTTCATTGGTATTGCAGCAACAAATAATGCATTTGGATCTGGTAATGAAATTCAACAAGGAACCAATAATGGTAAGATCTTTGCATTTGGTGGTCCATTATCAGCTAAAACTTCTCCAAGCAATGAGAGTATCGCAGCACTGGTACAACCAACTGCTGGTGTTGGTCTGACCAATGGAACATACACTGGTATTGGATTCACATCACTCACTGGTTTTGGAAATTCTTGCACAGCAAGTGTTACTGTTTCTGGTGGAGCAGTTACTCAAATTCAGGTCACCAATGGTGGTGCTGGATATCAGGTTGGAGATCTTCTACTGATGAATCAACTTGGTGATACCGGAAGTGGTGTGAGAGCAACTGTTGGAGTTTCAACTAGAACTAACTTGTTAGTTGTTGATAACGTCAAGAACAATTTTGTTTCTGGAAGTGCATACAACTTCTTCAATAGTAGTGGTGTTGCTAAAGCAATGACTAATATTGAGTATGTTAATAATGATCCAGTCAGAGATGGCAAGACAATGAAGTTTGACCATTTCAATCATGGTATGCACTCACCTCAAAACAAACTTAGAGTATATAATGTTGAAAGCGATGTAGCCCCAACAACTCTGACTTCATCAATCAATGATGGTGACTCAGTTATTAATGTTGCAGACGGAACTGCATTTGCTACCTTTGAAGGAACAGCAGTTGGTGCTGCAAACACTGGTTATCTATTGGTCGATAGCGAAATTATTGCTTACGAAACAATCTCTGGTAACGTTATTACTATTGAAAGTAGAAACTTCAATAATTCAGTCACAGGTAGTCTCCTATCGAATCATGCACAAAACACAAATGTGTTCAAATATGAAGTCAATGGCGTATCTTTACTTAAGGTCAATAAAGTTCATGATATCGACCCAAGAGAGAGGACATTCAACAGTTACCATGTAAGTCTCACTGATTCTACTAAGTCATTCTTAACAACCAAAGCAGTTGGTGGAAGTAATGTTCAATTAACCCAGAACATTCCATTTGAATATATTAAACCAAATATCAACCTTGTCAGTCCTTCAGGAACAACTGTTTCTGCAAGAATTAAGACAACTTCTGGATCAAGTATATCTGGAACTGAAGCATCATTCTCAAATATTGGATACGAGGGTGTTACTCTGAATCAATTGAATCGTCTTAATAGTCCAAGACTGGTCGCATCTCAGATAAATGAAACTGAACTACTTAGTGGCGAAAAATCATTTGAACTTGAAATGCTGCTATCAACTACTGACGAGAATGTATCTCCTATGGTCGATCTTGATACGACTAATATTGTCGCAGTCAGCAACCTGATCAACAATCCGGTCACTGATTTTACTGCTGACAGCAGAGTCAATATTCCTGGATTTGATCCTAATGCTGCAATTTACGAGACCAAGAGAATCAATCTTGAGTTCACTTCTAACTCTGTATTCGTTCAATTCGATGGACATAGAATGGGAGACTCAAACATTAGAGTATTCTACAGACTGTTTAGAAATGATGAGAATGAAATTGGTCAATCTTACATCCCATTCAACGGTGAAGGTTTATCAGATAAACTTGTAAGTGCAAATCAATCTGAGAACGGATTCAGCGAGTATAAGTATACCGCAGAAAACACACCACAGTTTAATGGATTCCAAATCAAAATTGTTATGACTTCTCCCAAGCAATCTGAAGCTCCAAGAATTAAGAACCTTAGAGCAATTGCATTAAGGACATTTGATTCAGAAGAATGAGTAAGTATTTAAAAGTTGATTCCGATACATCCCTAATAAGGGATATGGGTTCTGGTGCTATCGTCAATACAAATAAAGGTGAGTATGATAAATTCATGAGTCTTTCCAGAAAAAAGTTTCAGGAAAAGCAGGAAATGAATAAATTAAAAGATGATGTAGAAGGTATGAAATCCGATATTGCGGAAATAAAGTCCCTTCTGATATCTATAGCGAAAAATGATTTATAAATACCAGTAGATAGATCTAACTGACTGTAATAATGGCAGCATATGTAAGCAACATTATAATTGATATTGGCGCAGACTTTGACCAATCTTTTAATCTTGAGAGCAGCGCCAATGCCCCATTGACTCTAACAGGATATTCTGGTCCTTCCACATTGAAGAAATCAGCAGCATCCCTAACAATTGCTTCTACATTCGTTGTATCATTTCCTAACAGAGAACAAGGTCAATTGCAGATTTCTTTGGGGTCTTCAATTACTTCTGGACTAAAACCTGGTAGATATGTATATGATGTTCTATTGACTGACGCTTCTTCTATTAAAACTAGAGTAGTTGAGGGTAGTGCTATCGTTACAGCTGGAGTTACCACGACTTAAAACATATGGCAGACATTAAAGTCAAAGTTGGACCACAAAATGCGACTAAAGTCAGAGTTGGATCGCAAAATGCGATTAAGGTCTTATCCTCTTTTGCTGGAGGTGGCGGAACTTTAGGTGGTTTATCTGATATTGACATATCAGCAGTCGCCGATGGAGCAGTTCTGGTCTATAACGGGTCAACTAATAAATTTGAAGCAACTTTAGAATTAACGCCTGGAGCAACTCAAAATTTAGATATCAACGGAGGAAACTTCTAAGCCATGGCAAGTATTATAAGAGTAAAAAGATCTACGGGCACTGGCGCTCCAGGTACTCTCAATTTTGGTGAACTAGGTCTTACCGTTGGAGTAGGTACTCACGGTAATAAAGGTGGGAGACTGTTTGCTGGAGACAACGCACAGAATGCTCAAGTAGTTGGTGGTAGATACTACACTGACTTATTAAGTATTGCTCCTGGACTGGTAGCAGGTCAAGCAAACCCCACAACTGCAGCAAATGGATTTGTTCCACTTCTAGACCAGAATCGTAAGGTCGATCAGTGGAATGTAGATAATTTAACCTTAGATGGAAATACATTTTCATCTACAGACACTGATGGTGATATCAATATTGATCCAAATGGGTCTGGCGAAATCGTCATTCCTGATGATACATTCCTTACATTTGGATCAAGTAAGGATGCAAAAATTGAATATGATGAAAATGGTACAGACAAAGTTCAGGTTACTGGTGCAAACTGGGTCTGGAATAACTGTGCAATTGAGGTAAATGGTGAATCATTCAATGTTGATAACATTGGAATTTCATCCAACATTATCTCTACCAAATCTGGTGGAGGAAACACTCTTTTCATTGACCCATATCCTGATGGTCTGAGCAATGAAGGTGTAGTCATCATCAAAGGTGACCTCCAAGTTGATGGTACAACAACTACTGTTAACTCAAGTAATGTTACAATTAATGATGCAATTTTTGCGATTGGTGATGTAACCAGTGAAAGAACAGTCATGGGGACTGTTAATGCAGGTGTATCTACTGTTCTTCTTGATTCTGTTGTAGGAATCAATACTGGTGACCAATTAGCAGTAACAGGTATTGATGCTTCTGGTATTGGTACAGTTACCGCATATAATGCAACAACTAAAGTTGTAACATTTACAGGAACAGCAGTTGGTGTTACTACCACAGCACAAGTAACTGTAACTCACGCATTTGATACGAATACCGATCGTGGTCTTTCGTTCCAATATAATGTTAGTAGTGGAACAGGTAACAACAAAGTTGGTTTCTTTGGTTACAATGACAGTTCCGGCGAAGGCAGTGCTGCTCCAGCAAGAGCATGGACATATATTCCTGAAGCAACTATAACCGGTAGTGTAGTATCAGGAACTAGAGGTAACTTAGATGTTAAAGGCATCTATTATCAGACTGGTGATTACAATACACATGGTGTAACGTATTTTGATGTAAATGGATTACAGACATCAACAAATAATCCTACAGACGCTGTAAATACAAGAACTTCTACACAGATCTTGACTGCAGTTACTGAGATTACAATTATACTGCCTTCTGCAAAGACAATTGCCCAAGATGCCTTGGTAACACAACAAAATAACAGCACTGCCTTTGGTGTTTGCAAAACATCAATTAGTAGTGGTACAACTCTTACTTTGATTGGTGTTCAAGGAACATTTGATGCATCAAATGATTTGGTGGTAAATGGTACTAGCATTTCAGTTGCACCAGATTCAGTATCTGTTGTGTATACCAACAAACCAACTTGGACCAATACATTAGATGGAGGAACCTTCTAGACTTATGAATGACGTTGACGTGAATATCTTGATTAAGAATTATCATTCTAAAATTTCTACATTAGTGAATCAGAATATTCTCTTAGAAGCAAAACTGGAATCTTTAACAAAAGATTACAATGAATTGCAAAACAAAGTTAAATATCAGGAAGCAGGTATCGAAGAATGAGCAAACCATCGACCAGACAAGAATTGATCGATTATTGTCTTAGAAGACTTGGATATCCGGTTCTGGAAATCAACGTAGATGATGATCAGATTGATGATCTGGTGGATGATGCAATCCAGCACTGGCAGGATTACCACTTTGATGGTTATCAGAGAATGTTCCTGAAGCATAAAGTTACTACAGCAGAAAGGGAAACATTGAAAAGTGGTGTTACAACAACCACAGGAACCTCTGGTATTGGCATTACAACAGTAAATTGGGAAGAGGGACAAAACTTCCTTCAACTCCCAGATCATGTTCTCGGAATCAATAAAGTTTTCAAGATGGACAACAGCACCATATCTAATGGTCTGTTCAATATCAAATATCAAATGTTCCTGAACGATGTATACTACTATGGGGCACTTGATCTTTTAAATTACTCAATGACGAAGACGTATCTTGAGGATTTAAGTAGACTTATCACCCCAGACGTTCAGTTAAGATTTAACAGAAAGAATGGTAGATTATACGTAGATATTGATTGGCGTGAATTTAATGACGATACCTATCTCGTATTAGACTGCTATAGACTGGTTGATCCTTCTGATGCAGCATCAGTTTATAATGATTGGTGGTTAAAGAAATATACAACTTCACTGATCAAGAGACAGTGGGGTCAAAACTTAATTAAGTTTCAAGGCGTAGCACTCCCAGGCGGAGTTCAGTTAAATGGAAGACAACTTTACGATGATGCTATGGCAGAGTTAGAAGTTCTAGAGAAAGAACTTAGAACGACTTATGAAGAACCACCTTTCGATTTGATAGGTTGATGCGTTATGCCATTAAATTCTTACTTTTTACAAGGATCCCAAGGAGAGCAAAGACTCGTCCAGGATCTAATTAACGAACAGTTAAAGATATACGGACAAGATATCATCTACCTTCCAAGGAAGTTGGTGAGTCAAGATGCAATTCTGAATGAGACGATTGCTACTCAATTTGATGACTCATTCAGAATGGAAGCATACCTAGCAAACTATGATGGTTTTGCAGGTAATGGAGATATTCTATCTAAGTTTGGCGTTCAGTCAACAGATCAGATTACTCTGATAATTTCAAAAGAAAGATATGAAGATTTTGTCAGTCCATACTTATATAATGAAGACGTTATAGTAACATCAAGACCAGCAGAAGGTGACTTGATTTATCTTCCCCTTGATAACACTATCTTTGAAATCAAGTATGTAGAAGCAAAGAAACCATTCTATCAACTGAATAAGTTATTCGTTTATCAATTGAGTTGTGAAGTCTTCGATGCTGCACTTGATGAACTTGTTGATACTGGAATTGAAGAAGTTGATCAGGCAGTATCTGAGTTTATATTCACTACCAAACTTACAATGGTTGGTATTGCTGCTTCAACTTCTACAGTAACCATTCAACTTGCAAAAGATCTTGCTGGTCTCAATACTGGATTATCGGTAAATCGGGTTGACCTTATTAATGATGGAACAGGATATACAGTTCCACCAATTATTGGTATTAGCACCGCACCTGTAAATGGTACTAATGCAACAGCAGTTGCAATCATGACTCGGAGAACGGGTCAGGTAGGTCAGTCAATTGATAGTATCCAAATTATTAATCCTGGATTTGGATATACAGTACCACCGGTAATTACAATCCGTCCTCAAAATAATGATGGTAGTGGTGGTATCGCAACAGCAGTTATGGGTGAAGGTACTCTTGGTATTCCAAACATCACATTTGCTGGTGTTGGATATGGAGCCACACCGGTAGTTGCAATTACAACAGCACCCTCAGGAGGGATTAATGCTACCGCTGTTGCAGTCGTTAATGCAAATAATGTAATTAGTGAAATTAGATACACAAATGCTGGTGCAGGGTATACACTTACACCAAATGTCACTATAGCGTCTCCAGTAACTGGAATTAGCACAGATGACTATTTGTATGGAGAACTCGTCAGGGGCGTTTCTACGGGCACTACAGCGTATGTTAATAGTTGGGATAGCGATACAAACATACTTCAGGTCACCAATACATCTAGCAATTTTGCTATAGGTGAATCAGTTGTAGGTATTGGAACTACTCAACTTGGTTCTGATGCTAGTAGAACTATTCTATCAATATCTGACCAAGATGAATACGATGAATTTGCAGATAATATTGAGATAGAGTCGGAAGCAGACACTATTCTTGACTTTACCGAGAGAAACCCATTTGGAGAGATCTAAATAGTTAGTATAGGCAAACCATGGTGTCATGTTAGGAACATATTATTATCATGAGATTATACGAAAGACCATCATATCTTTCGGTACTCTTTTCAATAACATTGAGATCCGGCACACGAAGCAGGATGGATCTAAGTTTTCGACTGTAAAGGTTCCCATTGCGTATGGTCCTGCTGAGAAGTTTATTGCAAGACTGGAGCAGAAACCCGATCCAAGAAAGAGAGTATCGATAACTATTCCCAGGTTAGCATTTGAAATGACTGGTATTCAATATGATTCCAGTAGAAAGGTTTCTACAATGCAAACCTTTAAAGCATTTACTACAGATGGAACTAAGACAGCAAGAAAAGTCTTTATGCCTGTTCCATACAATTTAGGATTTAGATTGTCAATCTTGACTCAATATAATGAAGATGCGATGCAGATCATCGAACAGATTCTTCCTATATTCCAACCGGCATTCAATGTAACAGTTGACTTGGTAGAATCGATTGGCGAAAAGAGAGATATACCATTGGTTCTAGAGAACATTAACTTTGAAGATAACTATACCTCTGGATATGATGAAAAGAGAGTTATAGTTCATCAATTACAATTTACAGCAAAGACATATCTATTTGGTGCTATTGCTGACAACAGTGAGGGTCTTATCAAGAAAGTTCAGGTTGATTATCACACAAGCACGAATAGGAAAACCGCAAAAAGAGAACTCAGGTACGTTGCTACACCTAGAGCACTCAAGGATTATAATGATGATAATGCAACCACTCTTGCTCAGGATATTGATGCTGAACAGACTCAATTCCTGGTCACGAATGCATCAAGTCTTGTGGTAGATGGATATATCTACATCGGTAAAGAATTGCTGCAGATTAGAGAAATCAGCAGTGAAACACTCCTAGTCCATAGAGGAGTTGATGGAACTCAACCAGATAGTCATATCAACGGAGTCTCCATTGATGCAGTCACTCAGGCAGATAATGATCTGGTCGAACCTGGTGATGATTTCGGATTCAGTGAAGAACGATTCGATTTTAGTGACAGCAGAACTTATAGTCCAAGTAAAGGTATAGATGTATGAGTGATCAATTTGACAGCATAAATGACACCCTGGACGTTGAAGTTCAAGCGGGAGAAATTGTAAAGGAAACTAAAAAAGAACTTAAAAAAATCAGTGACCAAAAGGACCACATAAAAGATTATGAGTATACTCGTGGCAACTTGTATTCTTTGATTGAAAAGGGACAGGAAGCAATTAACGGTATCCTTGAGTTAGCACAGGAAGGTCAACAACCCAGATCATACGAAGTTGTTGGACAACTTATTAAGAGTGTTGGTGATGTATCCGATAAGTTACTTGATCTTCAGCAGAAGATGAGAGATCTAAATAAAGAGGAGAAGACTTCTTCACCAACAACTGTAAATAATGCATTGTT